ATATAGTTTGGTAGCGTCATTGCCATCCCACTCCACATAGTCTGCGGTCATTCTGCGTATGCGATTCTCTTTTACTGTGCTCATGCCCAGGCTCCAGATGACATTTTTTACTGCCTCAGGTGTGCTGAGCAATAGACTACCGGGAGTGGGCCAGTGATGCATGAACAAGGGATACACAGTTTTCACAGGTTTGCGGCCAGTCTGGTTCAGCATGATCACTGCTACCATGTGCCTCCACTTTTCCACATAAGGAATATCTGTCGAGCCCAGCTGTTGCTGCACCATGAGATCATCGCGTAGAGGTTCAATCATCGTGTTTGTATAAATTGATCGAGTTCAGGAGGCGTCCATCCCTCGGGTTTGAGAACCTTGCCATCTTCGCGCTTGTTCACGCGACCGGTAGCAGGATCGATCTTGGCAAAATTGGTTCGCATGACTTCATTCCATGCACCTGCACCATCTGCACCCAGACTGTGGATGGCACCCACTGTGACCACCAGGATGTCGATTAGTGCATCCAAGCACTCTTTGGGATCAGCAGCAGCATTGGCTGTCCAGAGTTCATCCACTTCTTCTTGGATGAGACTGGTGTAAAGATTGAACTGAGTTTCGTTCCATGCACCCACGGTCTGGTTGCATGCTCGCATGAATCGGGACTGATCAAGGAAGGGGTTTGTCATTGGCTTCTTCTCTGGTATAAAAAGGACCTTGGTAAGGATATCGTTCCAAGGTAATCAACTTGGGGCCCTGCACTATGCTCCAAGTTCTGCGTTGTTTCACCTGATACCAACCAGCAGCATACCACGAGCGTGATTTGTTGTTCTTGGTAAACAAGGGCAATTTGTGTTGAACATTCCAGATGGGGTTATACACTCGCGAACCTGACGGATAACCCTGCACTTGATAACTGGCAGGCTCCTTGCTAGGCTTGTTTCCCACTGCTGGAAATTCAATACCAACTTGTTTGCGGATCATGGCCATGGTCTTGAATGGCATGACCTTGTTGTTGATTCTCACTGCAAAACCATCTCCTGTGGCTTCGATGTTGCCGACCTTCCGATCATCCTGTGTAAGAATGTAGAACTGATCTTTAACTATGGGCTTGGCTATAATGCTCATCTAGTGTTCCTTTATATGTGTTGTTCAGCCAGTAGGCGTATTGCTCTGCTGATTCTGATATCTTTGTGAGTTCGTACTTGCCGCAGAATTTCATGAACCGCACTCCCACTTGACCAATGTCTTTGTGGCTGATCTGTTCGCGGATAGCACCATCTACTTTGGCTTTGATCTCTTCGGGCTGTGCAGTGAGATCCACCAGCACACGATTGCGCTCGTAGTCGTCCTTCACACGATGTTCCACGCCGTTGTGGTCTGACCAGCGTTGCAACATGAGATTGTTCCAATTGAATCCGCGGTTCTTGCGATCTTCAAATGCTTCGCGCAGGCCCACTTTATTCTTGGTGCCTTTTTCACGCACACCTGGGTAAGCGGAAAATACATTGTCACTGGTATCGCCACGCATGCACTTCTCAAACAGCAGCCATTCAGGGTCTGGAATCACCTTGTCCGTCTTGGTCTTTTTGTCTTGCACACGGCGGCCCTTGGCATCAAAAATGCCAGTGACTGTATGTAGTTCGTCAGTGATGCCATTGTATTGGCTCACATTGGGTGCTAGTAACTGCACGAAATCTGTATCTGATGAAATAATATAGTGCTCATCCGCGGGATGCAGAGCGATCCAACGAGCAATGATGTCGTCTGCTTCGGCTTCTGGGTGTCGGATAACACTACAGTTGGTGCCGTCGGCCAAGTATTTAGTGAAGCTATCATAGGTCTCCCAGAACAGTTTGTCCTCTTCTTGTTCTGTTGCGTTAAGTGCAGCACGGGCCACAGCACGGTTCTTCTTGTAGGGCTCGTAGTAGTCCTTGCGCCATGAACGACCTTCCAGTGCAAAAACCACATGGTCTGCTGCGAACTTCTTATTGACCTTGTTCACGGAACTCATCACGATGTGCAGAGCGTAGCCTAGTTTTTCCCAAGCATCTGCTGCGCGGAAAACCGAATGTCGAGCACGGAAAAAGGTATTTGCTGTGTCAATCAACAGATATCGCATTTTGATCCAGTATGTTATTTTCTATACAGTATAATAACACAAATTCAGACCAAAAGCAATGGGCCATTTCACCAAAATGCCATGATCCAGCATTTACTGTGGCGAAATCAGCTTCAAGCAAGATCTGATTGTATGTGTATTTGGAGTAAGGTGAGATGTATGCGTTGTTCCAATCCTGTTGATCCTGGATTTGATCAAACAAGTTGTTGCCGTTGAAAAACACATGTGGTATTTTTGCCGCGGTCATGTCCACATGCAGTTGCCAGATCTCTTGATGCCAATGTTGTTGGCAACGATTCCAGTTTACATCAATCACAAACTGTCGATATCGATCCGCCAGTTCGTCGGGGACCCAGTCTGTGCCCGAACTGCCCACCTGCAAGTATTCGCCGCGATACAACCATTCTTCACGTTCCCAAGTGCTCCATTGTATCACTGCTACAGCAGATTGCCAAGGCCGCAAGGTCCTCATCCAATCTCGTGTGGTTCTCATGATTCTGTGGTTAGAGGCTGCGGATTCGGCATCGCAGATCAACTGGGCATTCAATCGATTGGCCAGCTGTTGGCCCCAACTTACTTGAAGATTTGCAGGGTGCGGTTGACGGCCCAGTTCAGGATAGCCGTCGTCTTCAGCAAAGGCTGCTGGATTCACTGCTTCGGCAGCGGCAGTGTGGCTGTCGCCATTAACGTAGAGAATCATATATTACTGTCGCCCAATATTGATGCCCGTCTTCCATTGGATGTCCGGTCTTATCAAATTTAAAATTTTTACAACTATCCAGCATGGTGGTAGTCGGCCATCCTATCCAGTTGGCAGTGTCGATTTGTTCGATCAGATTCTGGATCAATTCTACCATATGATCTCGAGCCTCAAATGGTGGAAAAGGCAAATTCTCAAGTTGAAAAAATTCATAAGAATCTTCACAAAGTTTAACAAGCGAGATTGGGTCAATTATCAACGGCTCAAGTGCAAAAAATTGTTTTAGTTTTATTTTTTTCTTCTCACACAATGTCTGAAGAGTGATGATATTGCATAGCAGATTTTTTACCCAAACAAACTTATTGTAATGCCATTGATAAAATTTAGTTCCAAAATCTTCAAGATATTCAAGTGAGGGGTTGCTCCGCAAGGATCCATCCTCTACACTCAATCCAAATGGCGTAATTTTTACATATGATCCATTGTGCAAAGGAATTTCTGATCTTGCTAGTCCGGTCCATCCTATCACTAAAAAATCAATGTCTTGATCAAGATGAAGATGCTGAATGGATGTTCTAAAAATTCTGTCATTGCTGCCGGCACCAATTGCAAGATTATGCACATCGGTGTTTAACATTTTGCTCAAAACACCGGGCCAGGCCAGTGTTTTGTTATCTAAATAATACCCTTCAGTGAAACTGCATCCGTTGGCTACCAGCGACATCATGATACCTCACTTCGACCACCACCAACATCGGTGCTGCGAACCCACATGCCACTCTTGGCGATGGCTTCTTCTTGTTCCCAGGTCTCCATGACCACATGTCTGCATACATTTTGGAACCAACGATCCACGATCTCTGCGTCAGTGTCGTCCTTCTTGATCATGTAGCCGGCCTTGACCAAGCGAGCCACAAAGATCTCGTTCCAGTCCAATTCAAATGCACCTTGATGCAGGTTGTCCAGATCCACATCCAAACTCACGATGTTCACATAAGGCTCTTTGTTGTCTGTGGCAATCTCTTTGGCAGTTCGGGGCGGTTCCTTGGGCTTCTTTTCTCGAGGCACAGGTGGCCCCTTTACCTCGGGCACAGATGCAGCAGCCAATGCTGCCAGGGCTTTTTCTTTTGCGCCAAACAGTCTATCAAACAGTCCCATCATGTGCCCCATTCGTTCTTGAATAGTGGCACTTGTAGTCGATCACTGTACCGCCAGCCTTTTCGCATTGCCATTTCTGCCACTGCCCGATTATTAACACTGTACACCCGTTCAACACCACCAACAGGCATAATATACACAGGCCCCGTAAACCCCCCAGCACAAAACTCTTC